TTATTAATAAATGTATATGTTTATGTTCTTTATCCGATAATGGTTCATCTAAGGTATGTGCTAACATATGCTTTAAATGTAAACTTTCTGATATAAGTTTATTATCTTTTTGGGTTAACATTTTTTATCCCCCTGTATTTAATTAGAATTTTACTACTACCATCTATTCTACATCCAATTCCTACATTTGAATTTTCAGCATAGAAATTTATAATACATTTTCCTTGTACTGGATATTTAAAAATACAATGTCTAACAGAAATACAATGTTTATGGTTTGGGCATATTATCATTATTTTTTATTTTCCTTAAAGTTTATTACCCTATCATATTTATAAGAATTAACATCGCACATTTTCATATATCTATTATCAAAAGCACACTGCACACCAAAATAATCGCTAATAAAGTTAGCACATTTTCTTTGTTCGTCAATATTATTTTTACATTTACACATTGTAATAGCATATTCATTACCATATCTACAATCTATTGGTGTAACAGGTGTTGCTACACGCATTATTCTTTTTATTTCAGAATCATCATTGACTGCATCAACAATATCATCTGGATTTGTTATTGTATCACTCATAATTATTACTCCTCATCATATTTTATTAGTGGCATCATATATAGTACATCTTTCATACAATGTGCATATATAGAGTTATCCACTACAACCAACCTCGACGTTGGAAGATGTTTATCATAAACAGGGTATTTATAATTACAATGTTTATTACAACAACACCATTTATAATCTACGCATATTAATTTCATAATTATTTTACCATATTTTTTGCTTGACTAACTACGGCATGGCGTATTTCAGTTATCTCTCTAAATCTACAACAGATATAATGATAATCATCTTCAATCACCTTGTCAATATTTTTAACATATTTTTTAAATAATCTTTTCCTTGTCAATATTTTTAACATATTTTTTAAATAATCTTTTTGTCATGTTTATCATAATATTCTTTTCCTTCTTTTAATTTTAGCATTAATTCTAACCATAACTTTATCCTGCCATGAATTATAATTCTTATCACATGGTTTAATTGCTTCCATCATATTATCTATAATCTCTTTACATTTTCTACCATCTATTTTATGTACTGACATGATATTATATTTCTCCTTTAAATGTCTTTTTCCAATGATTAAATATATCCTGCAAACTCGCTGTTGGATTTAATAATGATGTTATACTCAAAGCAAATAAAAATACGATAGCCAATACTAAAATCCCATTCCAAAAAAATGACAATATAAAACTTAACATAATTTCCCCCTTTATAGCTTCATAAATTTAATATGTGGCTTACATTCATTACTTTTTGATTTCCCTGCCATACCAAAATCAGCCCTATACAACATATTACTATTAATACATTTACCTATATCGAGTTCAAAAAAAATACATGTTGTGTGAGCTATTAGTTGTGGATAGCGGTATATACAACCATTACACAGTTGTTTTATTTCCTCAGTACATACAAATAATATTTTATTTTTATTTATTACCATATTTAACCTTTTATTTTAAAATATATTGTAAAAAATATTACACAAATTGTGAGCAAACTTAAAAATAATAATAATAACATGCCCTGTATTGTATTCAATGAGTCAAGGGTAATATTTAACATTGTATCAATTGGCATATCATTTTCCTTTTATTTATAGTGCATATTTAAAATTAATAACAATTAAAATAGGTATAATTAATACTAATAAATAAGCATAACTTGTCACACCTAAACCACAAATAATTACTGGATTTAAAATATTTATAACATTATTCAGCATAATATTTCCTTTATCTATTTTATGTTATTATCTTGAAGCAAGATAATATTAGAAAAGAGATAAAGTTAGAGCCTTTTATATCCACTTACTCAGGTGGTGTTAAATTAACGTACTGGTATATGATTAATGATAGCACTATAACAGGTTGCCACAAAAGCCAATACCATAACAATATAGCCAATTAAATAACAATATTTATCTACAATTCTTTTCATAATATTAAAATCTCCTGTTAGTTGTTGCTATTTTTACTTGCATTGCTCTAATCAATAAAGCCCTGAAATGAGATTTGAAATCAGGCGTACAATTTCTTAAACCTGTTAAAGCTCTGTTAAATTGTAATTGCCAGAATAACTCTTTTTCTTTAGTCATGTTAATAATCTCCTATTGTTAATAGTTAATTAAACATTATCTCCGGTTGCTTTAAACATTTCATATTTATAATAATCGGGCTTACAATAATGTACAATGTCAGGCTTGTGATGTTCTGATAAAATACTATTTGGAATAAACTTCGGGTTACTCATATTATATACTTTGACTTTCTTGTACCTATCGGGTGTAGTTCTTATCGGTCTGTCTATAATATTTGATATTTTATCTTTTGTATCAATCCACTTTCTGCATGTAGTACATAGAGTTTTATTCTTTATAAATTTAGACCGGATAGATTTTGGTGTGAATGTTTCAAAACAATGTGGACAATGTATTTTTTTAGACTTCATATTATTTTATCCTTCATTAAATAGTTATTATATTTTATCTCTTTTATATTACCACCTATAAATAGATAGCAATATAGAAAAGATAAAAGGGCGGTTTTTAGGCCGCCCGATTATATTACTCGCTGAACTTGAAACTGTATCCGGTCTTTTCTACTTTATCCTCTTTAACAACACGCAACTTATTTTCTAACTGTGCCATCTCCGCCTGTAAACATCCGATAATATCTTCAGTCTGTTCATCACTCCATGTGTATAAATTATCGTTTGCCACGTTAACCATTGCCCTGATTGACTTCACCAATTTTGACATGCGGGGTTTTGCGAGTCTAACAAAGTTCAGCTTTTCCAGTTCAATAACTTCAGAATCAGTTAACTTTTCCTTATTGTAATACGTTCCCTTGCCTGCACAAATTGCTGATACTTTCTTGCCTTTTCCCTCTTCTTTTGTGAAATAGCCATGATTCTTGAAGCCATTGTTAATAGCTTCTTTTAAATCATTACCAGTTAGTTCATTGTCTAACTCATCAATTTCAGACTGAACCAATCTCTTGCCAGTTGTATGAACATAAACTAAATTCTTACTCATGATAAATCCCCTTATTTTATGTGCAGCATAATTGCTGCCATACTACTTATAAATAACTGTTTAACTGAAATGTAGCGCACGCTAACATTTACCTATATATAATATAGATATATATATAATATGATATAGATATAAATAGAATAAGAATATAAATATAATATCTATATAAATATAGATAATATAAATATAAACCCTACATAATATAGATATACATATTAGATAATATATAATATATATAGATAGAATAGTAATTGATATACTATTAATATTGTGTAGTCTTAGACTACCATACGAGTGAAATGTAATTCAGATACTCCATAGGATAATCAGTCTGCCAGAATAGCAAGCCAGAAAAGAAAACAAGAAAAGAAAAGATATTCTGTTCTTACTTATTAGTAACTGCGTTAAAGAAAAAGCATCCTTTTTTTGAATGGAATGTGATGGGGTATGCAATGGGTTCAGGGAAGTTAAGGAAAAAAATACATACACCCACACAGATATTTTTTATTTTTTCTAATTCTATGTAAACCCCCTATATATATGAAAAGAGACTCCTTTTCTAGTATATTATAAGGGACTCCTAAAATATAATTTTTGAACAAACCCGACCTGCTAGGATCTATATATATAGAGGGATGTTTTTTTACATCCCGATGCATGATTAAGAATCTATGCAAGAGGGTTGTTTTTTTTTAGTATATTCAGGGGATATAAGATGAAGACGATTAGCATATATTATCTAGCAATCAAGTATTGGTTAAACGGAGATGATTGGGATTACGCAAAAGAGTTCGCCCGATTTGTGGTCAACGGATTTCGCATGAAATAAGGAATACGAAATTGGTTTTAGAATTAAATAGGGGGATATAAAATGGCGACACCGATGCACGAAACAAAACTAAAACATGTAGTAATTGAAATAGATGGAGTGGAATACCAGTTTTCTATGTCTGACCTGTTAGGATTGAAACGGGTATTAGAAGATTTGGGAATAATAAAACACGAAGTTCCATATTATATTCCATATACAGAACCTTATAAATATGAACCAAACAAATATGAATACCCCACAATTACTTGGGGAGAAGGAACGATAGCTTGTAATGGGTAACGGGAAACTAAATATAAAAGGCAAGATAGGTAGAATAGATAAGGAAGAGCTAATCAAGTTGATGTGTGCTCGCACTCCAGAGGGGAGGAAGTTTACCCACTCTGAGATAGCAGCGCAGTTAGGAGTGTCTCGGGGAGCTGTTACAGCTATGATACCGAAGATACCAGAAGAGATCGTAGCTAAGAGGAACGTAGAGAATTATAGAGAAGCGAGAGCAGAATTGTTCGCAGACCTCCAGAAGTTGATTCTCACCTACATCACGCCTCAGAAATTGAAGCAGTCTAGTCTCCAACAGTTAGGCAATTTGTTCAAGATGTTTTATGAAAAAGAGAAGGTTGAATTAGGTCAGGTAACAGATACAGCAGTTGTTATACACAAGAATAAATTAGACAAAGAAACGATAGCGCAGATAGAAGAAGCAATAGGTAGTGCCACAGCGAAACGGCTAGCAGCTTCCCGGAAGGAGAGCCTAGCTCTCGCCAAGGGAGAATATTTAAAAGCAGTATAAAGGGGGAAATGGTATGAAAATAAACAACACAATTTATAAAGAAGCACGAGAAAAAATCAAATTAGAAAATTATATTAATTGTTGTTTACAGGTAGATATTTGTCCTGCCTGTGGAAAATCATTAAAACCAAAACCGTGTAAATGCAAATATTAAATAAAGCCGTATAAGCATTTAAGGTGATGCGCCGGTCTTGTAAATCGGGGAAAGGAGTTCGATACTTCTATGCGGCCCCAATATAGGGGATACAGCAAGGTGCGGACTGTCCCTTGGACGGATGGTTAGGTTGGGTCGATACCAACATCCCTTACCAAATCGAATAATATAAAAGGGAGTTTTTGGCGGGTATCTCTCCGAGACAAAAAAAGAACCGTCACCAAATAAAAATTTATTTCTCTCGCATTGAGGGCAGTTCGTCCACTAAGGCGTAAGCATTTGGTAACGTGTGTATCATGAAAAAGAAGGAGTCCATCACCGTAGTCATGATATTGAGACCTCACGAGCATTATGCAAACTGAGCGACCTGAACGAGAGAATCCAAACAACTCGGGAGATAACAATGGTTCAGGTGATAGCGGCCCCGAAACTCCCACTACCCACTAAAAGGAAACATATCTAAAATGCCCAACCATATTACATTCAGCGAGGAAGACAGAAAATTGATAACACAACACGATGTAAAACTAGGACAATTGTGCTCTTCCGTAAAAGAATTAAAAGATAGTCAGAAAGATTTACGAGATGAAATTAAAGATGGGTTTAAAGATATAGCTAAAGAATTGAAAAATAATTCTATAGGGTGCGTGACAAATCGTGCAAACTGTAGAACAGAAATGGATGGTAAATTTGTAACTACCAAGACAATATTATTAGTAATATCAGCAAACACTGCCCTGTTAACAGCAATAGGGTTTCTATTAAAATGGACAGGGGTAATAGCGTAATACAAAATAATTATAGATTAACTGGAGGTACTACCAGATGAAACTATGGAACAGCAACAGATCGAGATGGTTAAAAGCAGCAATGGACAGGATAACAAATTGCATCGTCACAATAACACAACCACACCACGAAATACATGATGGTAAAACGTGGTTTCTCCAAGACATTACATCAGATATGGATGCCGAAGCTGGTGATTTTATTTCCATCCAGTTTACAACCCCAGCAGCAACTGCCGGATTAGTTCATGTAACATTTGATGCTTATGTTGGTGCAGCTTATACATTTGATATACGAGAAGGACAAACCGGAGGAGGAACTGGAGGAAGCGCATTAACAGCATATAATCGTAGACGAGGTTCTGCGAATACACACGGAATGACTTTTACGAAAGATGACACCATAGGTACTGGTGGAACCGTATTCCAAACAAAATTTTACGGATCAGGCTCAGGGCCATTTGCAACAGGCGGATCAGCTCGTGATTCTGGTGAATGGGTATTAGATGCATCAACTCTATATCAGGTTCGGGCGTATTCAGTGAACGCTGTAGAAGGGTTTCTTTCTATGGAATTCTATCTTCATATTGATAAAGACGATATATCTTAACGGGATAATTATTATGATAACTTGTGATATATGTGATGAAAAAACGAGGAATACAAATAATATTCCTATAAATATTCCAGTCGGTAAAAACATTATGGATCTATGCCATACCTGCGTAAAAGATTTGCGTAAGGAAGTTGGGAGAATAAATACCGCTTCTGAAGTAGATCGAGGAAATAGAATCTCAGGAGCTGTTAAAAAATTGAAGGATAACAAGAAGGATAACAAGAAGGAGAAGAATTAGATGGAAGGATTAGAAAAAGGAATCACGATTCATATCCATGTAGGAACTCCTAATGTTGAAATACCTTCTTCAAAGAAAGAGGAGGTTACTCCAGATCCTGATTCTGATGAGGCAAAAGGTGCAGCATTAGATTTGGAATTAATAAATAAGAATAGATTAAACGATGAAGAATTATTAGAGCTGGGTGAACGGATTACCCTCTTTGCTCGGGATCTTTTGAAGAGAAATAAGAGTACGTGCTTACGGGAATTCATGGATAAGGCGAAGGATCATCTAACTGGTGATATGTTATCTATGGTTAAGGATGAGATAGAGTTGAGTAAGGTGATATAGATGGGGCAATCAAACCCTTTAAGAAAATTAGGTGCGATAGCGAAGGAGGATGTCCGAGGTGAGAAAACTCAGATATTCTATAATGAAGAAACCGACCAGATAATTCATGCATCTATGGATGATGATGGGCATTTTAAGATTACAATCATTGATATTTATGGTAGAGTCAAATATGATTATGATGTAAATAAAGATCTCATCTATAAGGGTAAACATAAAGATTTCGATGCTGATGGTAGTGAATCCGATTGGGAAGTAACAAAATATACATATGATGTTGACGTAGATTTGACAGACAAACAAACACAAGAGGGGGTCTGGAATAGTAGATCCGGGTTAGGATGGTAAAACATGGCAGAGTGCCCCGTTTGTAGTGTGGAAATTGAAGAGGGCAAAGAGTATGAAACATACATATATTGACCGGGGATGGATTTTTGTGGCAGGATGTCATTTTGCAAAGAGTGTTATGAGAAGATGTATAAACACAGAACTAAAGTAACTAAAAGACAAAAAAAATGATAATATATGACGATATAAAAGAAGAACATTATATTAGAGATGGAATAGTAAAGGCTATTATTGCACCTTCTGATTTTGATCTGGGTAACACAAAAACTGATGATGAAGAGACAATTAAGTTAGCTAAAGATACCGAACTTTTAACAAAAAAGATGTATATTCATATATATAATAAACCGACTAATTTGGAACCAATGATAGTATTAAGTTATACTATTTGGGTGGGAGATTTAGATAAAGAACCGATAGTATTTGCAAACAAAAAGTTTTGGTGGAGTGAAGATTAATGTCACGAATATTTGACGAAGAATTTGAAGGTGCGGGTTATGAAGAATCATGGGAAAGTGAGGTAGCTGGTTCTGGATCTTCCATTGACGAAGATGCAAATGTAACTAGTGCAGGTTCTCCGTCAGATTGGGGTAGTCAGTGTTGCGAAATAATAAACAATGCTAATGCAACATATGTGGCAGCTTTAACCACAACAGATGCTTTAAAATATTGGAGGGTGGAATTTGTTATTACCGCAGAATCTTTACCCAATAGCGAGACCACTGACCTCTTTGCTTTTTATGATAACTCCGGATCCGATCCGGCTGGTGCACTGGTTTTGGGTCAAGATGGTGGAGGGGACTTATATTTATCTTTCGAAAGTTATCATACTGGCAGTATAAATCAGTACACTTCTTTTGTTACACCCGTCCTAGATACTAGATATAGATTTGAATTAAAGTGGGATACAACCAATGACCTATGGTCTTGGAAAATAGATGGGCAAGTTCAGCCAAATGATGAAGATGCTTCCGACCCTGTTTTAACAGAGGGGACACTGACTTTAACACGTGTTGCTGATGCGGGTGCAGTTGTTCTTGGAAGTATTAGTAGTGGGGCTATAGCTTGTACCTGTTATTATGATCTTGTTTGTGCAGAAAATGCTGATTGGATTGGAACGGAAGCTACAGATTCAACACCTGATCAATTTTATTTTGTAGATCAGACAAATGTAGCTGTTGATACAGTTATTTATTCTAACACCATTGATGTTACAGATATAAATACTACTGCAAATATATCTATATCTGGTAACGACGGTGAATTTAGTATAAATTCTGGTTCATATACATCAACACCAACAACTGTTAGTCGTAATGATACTGTGCGATTGCGTCAAACTAGTTCAGCATCGGTATCGACGTTGGTTAATACCACACTAACTATTGATACTATATCAGATCAATGGGACGTAACAACAACTGCTGCTTCTACCAATCAAATTGTTACTATTGAGGGTAAGGGGATAATCGCTAATTGTGATGCTTTAACTAATGATACTGGTGGAACTGGAACTGGTGATTGGACGGAAGAGGGTGGTGGTACAATGACACTCACTCCTGACGTATTTTTATTTGGAACATCTTCAATAGCTGGTAAATATGCAAATAAGGATGGGTTTCAACAGTTTGATCTCGGTGTTGGAAATGAATTAGATTTTGATACAGCAGGAGATGAGGAAGGCCAGCATATTTATATATGGGTTAATATGGCTGCCTTTGCTGTTCTTGATGATATTTCTACTGGTGGATTATTTATTCGTATATCTAGTTCAAGTCCGGGAATAACTAATTATAAGGATTATTGTATAGCAGGAGGTAATGGAAGTTCCAACGGAGTAGATGCAAATGGTTGGACAGGTGGGTGGAAATTGTTTATGATTGATCCTACTAAAACAGCAACAGCAACGAATGGTAGTTGCGATATTGGAGCAATACGAACTTTGGGATTGCAAATGGAAACGTGGGATTCAGTTCGAGCAGAGTCTATATTTATAGATCAGATTGCAGTGGGTTCAGGTATACGTATAACGGGCGATAGCACAGAAGGTTGGAAAGAAGCTATGGAGTATTGTACGGATTATGCCAGTAGAGCTTGGGGTATGATTCAAGAACGAGATGGTATTTATTATATTTTTGGTAAAGTTTATATTGGGGATACATCTCAAGCAGCCAATACTTCTTTTGAAGATTTTGGTCGTGTAATTCAATTTGGTACATCTCAATATTATAATTCAGTTGGCTCGTGGGTAACTTCTATGGCTTCAGATGCTTGTGGGATTATAATTGAAGACCACGCTTCTTATAGAACTAATTTTACCGATGGTGTTTTAGTTGGAACAGATAGTGGGCGTTCTGGTTCTGTGATAATAGGAAATAGCGATCAAGCTGTTTCTCTTGATTTATACGGTGGGAATAACGCAACCTCAGTTACCAAAGTTTATGGAACTTCTTTTAAGGATCTTACAGGAAGTATAAACAGTGGGAATGATGTAGACCATAAATTTTTTAGTGTTTCTTTTTCTGGATGTAGTCAGTTTGATCCAATTGGTGTACCCGTAATAAGAAACTGTGTTTTTGCCGAAACAGCAAACACAGATGCAGCTTTACTTTGGAATGCAAATATAGATATTCAAGATTGTAATTTTATTGCCAACACAATAGGAGCTGGAATTGAGCATGAAAGTGGAGCAACAGCAACATATACAAAATTATATTTTGATGGTAACACATATGATGTATTAAATTCAACCGGTAGTGCTATGACCGTAACTAAGGCTGGTACACCACAATCTGATCCAACATCGTCAGAAGGGAGTTCAGTTTCATTTGAGGGGGCAGTAGATATAACTCTCACTATTAAAGATGAGGATGGAGATTTATTATCTGGTATAACAACGGGAGTATATCAAACTTCAGATAGAACAGAATTATTACAAGAAGATACTAATATAAGCGGTATAGCAGATGACACATATACAGGAAGTACACCAGTTGAGGTAGAAGTGCGTTGTCGACAAGCAAGCAGTGGTGGTACTAAATATAAAAATTATAGTAGTGTACAAAATATAACATCTAGTGGATTAGTTATGACAATAACACTTATTGAAGATCCAAATAATAACGCAACAACATAACCGGGGGTTTAGGAGAATAAACTAAAATGGCTCATGATACAACAATTTTAGACGGCGACATAGGTGTGTGGTGGTTTCCAAATAACAGGGCGAAGTTCCTACACTGGATTGGTGGCACGGAAACTAATTATACAATGAATGAAGTTTATTCAGCTATGGCAACGTTGCTTGATGAGAGCACAACTATTGATGATGGGACGTGTTTCTCCGCTGAAACTCCGGTTGAGTACACAACAGGTAAAATAGATGCCGGGGATAATGAACCTTGGTATATTTCTTTTGATTTGATGGAGCATATTACAGGTGGTGCTTTACGTACTTCTGGTTGGACACGAGTACAGGATTCTAATACTGGTATTGTTTGTGTTCAGGTAGATAAAGATGGAGCAATAGACGCTGATGATCGTGGGTTTGATATTGTCCATGATGATGGTGATGTTGGCACACTGTTAGAATTTATTGATACTGGCGGGGACGTTGATTATTGTATAATTCGTCCAGATTCTGATGCTATAGCTAATAGTTTTGATGGAGCAACAGCAGATCAATTAACGTGTAATGCACACGTTGCCGATGTTTTAGAAACTGACGGTGTAGCTACTACTGGTGAAATGATTTGGGCTAACATATATTCTATTGGTACGATTGATGCTAATGTGCATATGTATGTTTATCAGGGTGAACGATTAACTACCGATACTTCTGAACGTAGATTTAGTTGGAACAGTGCCACTCTTGATTGGTATGGTAATGGACATATAGATATTGTTGTCCCAATTCAAGACATCACAACCGCAACTTGGCCTGTAATTGATGCCGGCTATTTGAGAGTGTTTGCTCGTAAGGGTGGGGATCTTTTTGCATCATTTGAGGTATCAAACTCAACAACCTCTGGTGGTAGAAATCCGGTTCCGATGGGTACATCACTTGATCTAGATGCTGGTTTTACAGGAGATGCTGGAAGAGGTCATGGTACTTCTGTTGTGTCATTTACAGGTGCAGTTGGGAATGGCCCGTTTGTTAATGGTGAAATAATTTCACAGGCAGGAAGTCTTGCGAGAGGTATTTTAGATTTAACAAACTCCACAGTAACAACTGGTGGGGAACTAGTTTATTGGCCCATAGCAGTTGTATCAAATGGTGGGGCATTAACTACCTTTGATAATACTAATATTATTACAGGGGCAACCTCAACAGCAACAGCAACTTCTGATGGAAATCCTGCTGCGGATGGCCCAGCAGATTCCGCTTGGTTTACAGGTACAGAACCAACAATTACATTTACAAGCACAGAAACTGATGTTGATAATGATGGTAATGATGAAGAATACGGTATTGAAATTGATTGTAATTCTAGTCCACTAACAGAGGTATATCAGTGGATGAAGTGGATCTGTTCATATGGTGAGGGTGATACAGATACTATTGAAGCTGCTGAAGATTTAGTATATGGTGAGGAATATGAGGGTGGTACAACATATATCACATATACTGGTGGTTCAACTCCAGATAATATTGCTGAAGGAGAATCTGTAACTCAGTTAACAACTCTCGCAACGGGTGTTGTTATTTCACATAACACAACGAGTGATGTTGTTTTAATTAGATCAACACGAGGTGGTTTTGAGAGTGGTTACACAATTGAAGCTGACGATGATGGTTCTACTTGGACAACAGTAACTGCTGCTAACTTTGCTGCTAAGACAGTGGCTCCATTAGGAACGTTTGCTGGTGGGACAATGTTTTTTGCAAGGGGAGTTGTGCCGTTACTTACTGGTGTATTGCCAGCAGATGAGAATTCATATATTTGTACAGATATTGGTGGAACATCTAATGAGCGACCAACTGCTATCTCAATTGAGGTAACTCCACTTGAAGGTACTGATGAAACCACAGATACAGATGATAATGTGGCTATTTGGAAATTAACAGGATCTGGTGGTAATATTGAGAAAGATACTGGTGATGCAATGGTTTGTGACGGGGGTGAAGCTCTCGGAGATACAACAATAGCTGTGGATGATATTCCTGTATGGGCACCTGCTGCTGGCACAATTGTTCTTGTTGATGTTACAGATTCAAATAAGGAGTATGCTATACGATATAGTTCTTATGATTCTGCATCAGATACATATACACTTGCCAATATTGATATAGCTGACGTAGATAGTGGGTCAACTACAACAGTGGTTGAATCTGGTGTATTTGGTTCTGCTTTACGTGGTGATTTGGTTTATGACCATAATCAAGACGAAGTTAGTTATATTGAAACAGTTGATTCTGCAAATCAGATAACAGTTTATCCAGCTTTTACATTAACTACAGCAGGAAATCATGTTGAACTCAATTGTGTACCAATTGTGACTACATCATCTGATGAAGTATTCAATGCTATTATGCATAGATATGCTGTTAATGCAACGGAATCTGTTGGATTGATTTATCCGGGTTCAACATTGTATTTCAGAGTTAAGGTGCGTAATACTAGAAGTGCAGTGAAGAAGATTAAACCATATAGTTCTGATGGTTCTACATCTGGTACAGATCAGTCTATTCCGGTGGTTAGAACTGAAGATACTATTATAACTTAACGGGGGAGTTATGTATAATACTGATGCTTTAAAGAAAGGTATAGAAGATATAGAAAAAAATATTGAGGTTTTTGAAGTGGCAATCAAAAAGGAACGGGCACAAATAAATGTGTACCGTTCCATGATTGATGATCTTGATCGTAAGAAATTAGAAAAGGCAGAAGCAATAAAGAATATTAAAGTGGAGGTAGTTAGGGATGGCGATAAATGTTAATTATTATGATAAAGTCATCTACATAACATCTCCCACAACTACAGTTACAGTACAAGAATTATTGGATGGAGTTCGGGCAGCCGAAGACACAGTGGAGGGAATGGCATTTGGAGATCCAGTAGCAACACTGACAGATGCATTTGCAGATGCTGAAGGTTCCGTTAATGTTGGGGCCGGATATTTAAATCCAATAACGATGACTCTTGATTCTGATTGGTACATAGAATTTTGGGATGGTGTTGGACTCGGAACAGTTGCAAATGGTAATGTTTCTGGTGGTAAAGATGGCAGACCAGTACGATGTGAAGTCGGATCATCTGACACAGCATTAGCATTGGGAGCTGAACGGGGTATTCAAGTTAGTGGTGGTGCTGGAGCATCGGCTCAGGAAGTTTGGGAATATGATGTCAGTTCAACATCGAGTGGGGCCGGATATATTCTTAGGCGTATATGGAGTAAAATAAAATTTATAGCAGGGGAATTGTAAAATGCCAACAATATGGAAACGAAGAGATCCAAAAGGTGCAGTAGATATACAGGCTAAGGCACAAAAAAGATTAGCAGCCATGAAAGAGGCTGGTAATATATCTGGTAGAACACAGAAAGAAGCCGATGATGAACAGGCTATAGATGCTATTTTTGATACTACACAGGAGACAGAAGAACCTGATGATAGATCAGCATTTCAAAAGAGTATAGATTGGTTATTCGATTAACGACGGGGTGTATTATGGTACATTTAAGATTAATAATGATTTTATTTTTTGTTAGTTTGTTTTCGTTGGGATTATTTTTATGGGTAGCCCCAGTAGATGCGGACAGTGGGTATGTGTGTTTTGCAGATGCCCATCCTGATTTAGCAACTAAAAAGAATATTTTTAGATTGGGTGGTAGTGGAATAATTAATGGATATATAGTTAAACCATTAGCAGAATCAAAACATCCGAGTTATTATCAATGGTTTCAATGGATTGATACAATAGAAGAGGATGGTAAACTGGATGGCATATGTGATTTTGTTGTTTTAATTTCTGTTAACGAAGCTGATGAAATAACACTAAAATTGTATCCGTGTGCACAAGCAACAGACGAAGTTTTAAGAACTGCTGATGTAATGGGTATAGATCCGAAAACATTGATTCATTTTGCAAGTGATGTAATAAAAAACGAAGTGTAGAGAGGGGAATATGGGGGATATAGATAGCAAAGATATTATTCAACTAGTGGATTCATTTGATTGTTTTAGTTGGATAATGAATAACAATTTGCAATTGGGTGCTGGGCCTTGGAAGTTAGTAGGGCACGAGTACCAAGTTGGAATGTTACAAGAAAAGAATCCCCGCCAATGTTTTATTAAAGGCGCACAGATGGGTATATCTGAATGTCTGGTATTGAAGACTCTACATGGTATGATTCATGGTAGATATAAACAAGGTGCTCTATATTTGTTTCCAACGAGGGATGATGTTGGGGATTTTAGTCAGACAAGATTTGATCCTCTAATAGAAACTAATCCTTTTATTGGTGAGTTTGTTCATGGAACAGACAGAAAGAATGTAAAAAAAATACACACCGGGCATTTATATCTTCGGGGTGCTAGAGCAACAAAATCCATAGCAGCATCGAAAAAAAGTTCTAGTCAATTGAAATCAGTTCCAGTTGATAGAGTTGTATTTGATGAGATGGATGAGATGGATAAAGCTATGGTTGTACTCGCTGAAGAGCGTGTATCCCATTCAGATATAAGAGATGAATATGGCCCCGGAGAATTAGAATATTTAGGAACACCAACAATTCCTGATTATGGTATTGATAGAATATTTCAGAAATCAGATCAGAGATTATGGCAGATAACATGTCAGGGATGTGGTAAAGAAACCTGTCTCGAGATGGAGTTTCCAAATTGTTTGAAACGTGATGCTGAAGGAAATGTAATAAGAGTTTGTATTCATTGTGGTCATGAGATATATCCAGCAGATGGTAACTGGAGAATTAGTTATCCAGAACGGAGTAAAGAATTAGTTGGATGGTATATTAGCCAGTTGAATTCAATATATATTCCACCTAGAAAAATATTAGATTTATACGAAGATCCACCCAATGGTGATTTGAGTGAGGTAATGAACTCAAAATTGGGTAAAGCATATGTACCAGCAGAAAACAGATTAGATCCTAGTGATGTTTATTCTTGCTGTAGTGAAGATCCTATGTTGATGAATCATGATGGCCCCACATGTATGGGTGTTGATGTTGGTAAATTATTACATGTTGTTATAGCAGAGAGAAAAACCAGAGACACATTGAAGATTGTTAAAACGTGTCGGGTAGATAGTTTTCATGATCTCCATGATTTAATAGGTAAATTTAATGTTCGATCTACGGTAATTGATTTACGACCAGAGATTAGAAAGGTCAGAGAGTTTCAAAGAGTTGAACCTGTAATGGTTTTCGGATGTGAATATGTAGAAACCAAAACAGGAATGATTCAATGGAATGATAAAGATCGCACAATTAAATGTAATAGAACAGAGATATGTGATGCAACACATGATTTAGTAATGGGATTCGGAAAGTTAGTTCTTCCACGAGTCAATGCAGAGATAGAGCAGTTTACAAAAGAAACCTGCAATATGGCAAAAGTGTTGGAAGAACGTGGTGATACTGGACAACAAGTATACAGGTATAGAAACCTCGGGCCGGATCATTATCGACATGCTTTGAATTATTGTTTATTAGCATCAGAACGTTGTGGTGTTATAAGTGATAAGAATATTATAGCAAGATATTTTAATAAAAGACGAAGAAAGAATTTCATGACAGCATAAAAGGGGAGGCACATTTCGTGCCAACGGGATTACACCGATAAAGGTAAAACAGGAGGAGTTATTATGAGTGATTTTATTTTAGTATGTGACAGTAACATTAGATACCCAATGACAGCAAACGAAAGAGATCGGTATCAGAAGAAACGAGGAATGGGTGGTAGGTTGTTTCCTTTTTTCACATTTGATAACGGTGATGAAGTCTTTATGAATAAGGTTATTGGTATCGAAGTTGGTGAATACAATAAACCGAAAGTATTACTGGATGTTGAGAGTCCTGTAATTCAGATAAAAGACATACCAAAATTGGACAAAGCACCAACTACAGAACAGGAAGTGGCGAGAAAGAAAAAAGAAGCTGAAGATGAATTGATGAAAGATATGTATGAGAAATCAAACTGCAAACATGATGATGTGAGTTTATTTGCTCAGGATACTAAAAAAGGGAAACGATATTTTCCAGTATGTGATTTCTGTGGACATAGAGGACGATACGTAAAAACTGAAAATCTAACTGATGAAGAAAAAGAAGCAGCTCAAGTATGGGTTGAGAGGTAAACTATGTTCGACAGACTAAATAAAACTAAAAAGTTAGAAAAGGCCAAAGAGTTATTTATTGAGGCTGTTGATTCTGATAAGAATTATCAAGAGGAAGCTAGAGATGATTTTGATTTCAGAAATGGAAATCAATGGAAAGATACAGAACGTATAGCCTTGGAAAATGATGCCCGTCCAGTTCTTACTTTTAATTTAATTAAATCGAGTATAGACTTGTTAATAGGAATGTCAACTGATAATAGAAAGCGATTCAGATGTAGTCCTGTAGAAAAGAATGATGAGTTTTTATGTGAAGTGTTAAATGATATTCTCGAATGGCTATATGATTCTAACGATTATGAAAGGGAAGAAACATCTGCTCTGGAATCAGCAGCAATAAGTGGTAGAGGATATTTAGCGGTTGACTTTGTTCCAGATCCAAGAAGGTTTGGTGATATTAAATTGTCACTGGTTGACGTTCCTGTTCACGAGGTACATTTTGATCCAGCTTCTCGTAGGCACAATTTAGAAGATGCGTCTTATATTTGTTGGGATAAATGGTTGTCTCGTACTGATTTTAAAGTTAGATACCCGAAGGTGCCAGATCGAAAGATAGATGCTCTTATAGAACACGGCCCGGAACTGATTGGTTCTGGTGGTGTGTCTATGACAAATAACGGTGGTATAACAGATATTCCTGTTGATGTAGTTAGTGATGATTCTGATTATGATAAGCCCGTAGATTATGAGTTTTATAATAAAAACAAAGATATGATACGTGTTGTTCATATGGAATATTGGGATACTTTTAAACGATACTTCGGATTTAATCCTGAGACAAAAGAATTTGAAGAGTTTGATGGTAAGAATTTGAAACAGATTAAAGCTGAATTTTTAGCAGAGTATGGCGAGGAATTTACCTTTGAAATCTTGATGGACAAGAAAGTTAAATGGATACAGTTTGTTGGTGATGATATTCTATATGATGATGATTCACCTTTACCTTATCCCGGATTTTCTATTTGCCTAATGACAGCATATAGAGATCCTAGTGGTAGAACAGCCGATCATTTCGGGGTAGTTCGTTTGATGAAAGACCCACAGAAAGAAGTTAACAAGAGATGGTCACAGACTTTGAATATGTTAAATCAGCAAGTTCAGGCTGGAGTGTTTGCAGAAGCGGATGCTTTTGTTGATGATGCTCAAGCTGAATCTTCTATGAAGGAAGCTGGTTCTGTAACATATTTAACTGCTGGTGCTATTAGTGGTGGTAAATTTAAAGAGAGGGTTGTTCCTAGATTTCCTAATGCTCCAATGCAGTTGGAACAATATTCACAGGATATTATAAAGAAGATCACAGGGATCAATCCAGATCTATTAGGTCAGGATAGTGGTAGACAGGAACCCGGAGTTGTTGTTAGATTACGACAACAGCAGGGACTGACACTATTGAAACCATTGTTTAATAATTTCAATGCGATGAAAAAAGAAATCTTTAAAAGAGTTCTGACAATCGTGATGCAGTTTATGCCAGATCAACAGATATTACGTATCATAGGACAGAATGATAGATACGAAATTGATAAAGAGAATGGCATAATTATGGATAAGCAAAATGAATTAGAAGCACCTATACGTAACATACGTGATTTTGAATATAATATTAATGCAGACAGTGCTTCATCTACAATGACTCAGAAGATGTTTGAGTTAACTGCTCTGTTAGAAATGCAACAGAAGGACTTCCCGGTTGATCCTCTTATTATTATTGAGAAGATGGAACTACCGATTACGGATAAACTTCGTTGGATCGAATACATTCAGAGTCAGCAAGAGGGTCAGGCTAAAGCTCAGGAAGAGGAGAAGGTAGCTGAGATAGAGTTTAAGGATCGTGAGATAGCTGCTGATGAAACCAAGAACCAGATGGATTTCGTTACAGACATGCTCAAGATTAAACAGATGGCTGATAAGGATGATAAGAAGCAGACAACTGATTTTGCTAAGTTAGATCAGCAATCTCAGCAGATGCTGGCTAATTTTATTTCACAAATGGCTAGCACATTGGCTCAGAGTCAGAAGGGGGAGGAGAAGAAAAATGAACCCAAAAAGGGAACAAGTAAGGATAAGAAGGGGAAATAAAATCCGACAAGAAAAGAAGGATCTTCAAAAACAACTCAAGAAAGATTATGAGAAGTATATTAAAAAAAATGGTGGGTGGCCTACCGCTAAAAAACAGCAGATTATACAAAAAATATGCTAATAGTACATAAAAAAGTCACTGACCCCTGATTTAGCATTTTTAAACTATTGAAATTATTGAAATAAAAACAGGGGTTTTTATGAAATGCATACCCTACTATGGGTAAAATTTCACTTATAGTAAAATCAGTGTGTTATAAAAATAATAATTTTTTTAAACGTAATATAGAGGGGGATAGATTATGGCTATATCACATTCGTTCATAACAAAAAACGGGATGAAAACAAAAAAACTAACAGGGATGACAGCAATCAGAGAGAAATGTCTTGAGTGTATGGGTTGGAGTTTTGCAGAAGTTAAAAACTGCCCATCAAAAGATTGTGCTTTATTTCCTTTTAGGTTTGGAAGAAGTCCAAAACAGGGGGAAATATAATGAGTGCATTAACACCAGCTAATGGAAAATATCGCAGCATGTGGAAAATTTATGGTAAGCAGATGTCTGATAAAGATATGTGTAAAAATTATAACAAGGGTTATGACGAAATAAAATGGGGCGATACAGAAAGATTTGAAGAGAAAGATCAAACATTAGGTGGTCATAAGAGAATAAGATATATAGGTTAATACCGATAATCCATGAGGAGGTCTCCCCCCCTCGCATGGATACGTGGTGTTGGGATGCTATGCGTCTCAACTACCACAATTTTAAAGGGGAGTCCATTACGGACAACACCGATTACTGGTGCAAAGGTAAATTAGGAGGAGAATACAATGGGAGAAGACAATGCGAACGTGGATGAAATCTTTAAAGACTTGGACAAAATTGATGAAGAGTTAGGAATCAAACCAGAAGCCAAGACTGATGATGATCCAAAAGGAACAGAGTTACAATCGACTGTGGATTCGTTAACAGAAAAATTAGAAGCAGCATCTAAAGAGAAACAAGGATTGATGAATGCTGCTAAATCTGAAAGGCGAAAACGTCAAGAAATGAAGGGCAGTCTCGACAGTTTAACATCGACAGTCAACAGTATTATTCAGCAACGTCAAGCTGGCAAAAAAGACGATCTCAATGATGTTGGGATGCTTGTTGATTTTTCTGAAGATGGTGAAAAAGCATATATACCTAATAAAGAATTAGATGATATGCTCAATCCACTATACCAGAAAATTGAACAATTAGAATCAACGATACGAATGACGGCAGGTGCAGCAGAGGGAAACAGACAGGCAAAAGATACGATGGACTCTATTGTGGGATCTGATGAACGTTATGGTAGCGTATATGGCAAGTACAGAGCAGCAAGAAATTGGGTAGAGAATCAAGTAATTGATTTTCAGCGAGATAACAATATAAATCGTGTTGTGTCTTCTGGACAGGCTTTAGATAAAATCTTTACAGAAGATATGGAAAAAGAGTTTAAAGAGAAATATCCTGAATTCAGTTTAGTTGATGTTGTGACGGCTGAAGATTCACAGCGACATTTCTCTAATATGTTATCTAACACGGCTGATACTTTTGATAGTCTTATGAATAACGATAAGAGTCAAAAACCTGTGGACAGTAGCAAATTTAAACAAATAATAAATAAACCGTTAGGTCTTTCTAGTGCAACAAATGCGAAAGGTAGCGAACTCACTGTGAGTGAAAAGGTTGGGCAATTGAATAGTACAGATATTATGGATCTATCCGATGCACAGGCTTCACAGTTGGAGGAGGCGCTATTACGTGAAGAAAGGGCTGATGGTGTTAAATTTTAATAAGGAGAAATTAAAATGGCAGTAACAGCTTTTGGGACTAACGATCCTCAAACCGTAAAGATTTGGAGTTCACTGACAATGCGTGAATCTCTTAAAAGTACTTTGTTCAGTAAGTTTCTTGGTACTTCTAAAACATCCATTTTGCAACGGTTAACAGACCTTGAAAAAAGCGCAGGTGATCAGATTAAGTATGATCTCTTGATGCAGATGGGTAATGCAGGGGTTACTGGTGATGATCGTATGCGTGGTCAGGAAGAAGCATTGGTCTACCATCAGGATACAGTTAATATAGATCAATTGAGAAACGCACATTCATTTAGGCGTATGAGTCAGCAGAGAACTCTGCACAACCTTCGGGCTGATGCAAAGACTAACTTGGCTGATTGGTTTGCTGGTAAAATGGATAGTTATATGTTTAGGACTCTTTGTGGCGATACATCGCTTGTACATGGACAGACAGCTACAGCTCCAGATTCCGATCATATAATTTATTCTGGTGATGCAACAGCAGAGGGAAACATCGGTAGTAACGATCAGATCTCTCTGGCAGATCTCGACTATTGTAAGGAGAAAGCCGTAACATTAACTCCGCCTATTCGTCCTACGAATATTGACGGTAGTGATTATTATGTTGTAGTGCTCCATCCGTACAGTGTGGTTGATCTTAGGTTAGATGTTGCTAATAGTGCTTACACGGATTGGCCCACTATCCAGATGTATGCGAATAAACGTGGTGAGAGTAATCCGATATTCACTGGCGCTCTTGGGGTTTACAACGGTATGATTATGTTTGATAATACCAGATTGTATAGTCCAGTTTCTACAGTATATCGAAACCTGTTCTTAGGTGCTCAGTCAGGTGTATTTGCAGTAGGTAGTGCATATGATTCTATTGAATCTCAGCGAGTCGGTAAAGATAATCTGATGAGTTGGTATGAGGAAATAGATGACTTCGGTAATGAGAAGGGTATCTCTGTGGGATGTATCTTTGGTATGAACAAGTCAGTGTTCAACTCTAAGGATTACAGTACTGTAGTTATCTCATCTTATTCTGTAGCACATGCATAGAAACAACTAACTAATTAAATATAGGAGAAAAATATAATGGCGACAATTTATAATTTTACAGATGGGTCTATTGACGGTCAGCCTAAAGCGAGTGATACTCTGCCTAATACATCAGGCTTGTATTCTCGTTCTAATATAGTTGACTGTGCAAATCAGGCACTGGATGCAGGAGAAGACGATGTTGGTAGTGTGATCAATATCCCTGCTGATACTTGGGTTCTTCAGGTTCTATTGAGGACTATCACCGCAGAAACAGCTAATGGAACCGTTGATCTAGGTCACGGTGGAGTTGTTGATGCTTGGGGTGGTGCTTTGGCTATTGATGCTGCTGCTGGTATTGTAGCTACGACAGATCTGGCTCAGTATTTTGCTGATGCTGATACTATTGACGTATTAGCAACAACTGATACTGCTGATATAGATATTGACGGTTGGAAGTTTGAAGTAATTGCTATTATGCAGCCGGGAAGTAAGAGTGACCTAGCTGGTAGTGTAGTGAGTACGTAATTAATAATTAACTGGTTTGGGCGGAGAATAAAACCTCCGCCTTAACTCCATGAAGGAGGATTAAAACTATGGCAGCTTGGACACCGAATGCAATGTCGTATAACAAAGCGAAATTCAGCCCAAATGATAGGCAGAGATTTCGTGTGGCTAAAGGTTCTTGGGATGCAGCAGCAGATGGCACATTAGATGCTGGTACTGCCGATACACTCCCTATTATTACTGTTCCAGCTAACTGTATAATTCTTAGTTGTTCGATTACAGTTGGTACTGCGGAAACAGCTAATGGCACAATTGATATAGGAGTTACAGGAACTTATATTAATGACGATTTGGATTTGTATTACGATGCTCTTCCAATTGTTGGAACTACTACTTACGCTAATACTGGTGTTGGTGGTTCTGTATTTACAGGTGCTGGTGAAGTAGAAGTTACAGTTACAGCTACTACAGATACGGCTGATATTGATATTGATGGTGCACAGTTTGATGTTTATGTAACATACGTTGAATTGGATGCTCAGGTATCAGTAAATTAAACTTATCGGGGAGTGGTTTTTCCTCTCCCCTTTATTATAGGATAAAATATGGCTTTAGTTAGCGAAGTAATAAGATCAGCGAGATATGATCTTGGAGATATGGGACAGAAATTTGATGACGATCAGTTGGTGAACTATCTGAATCGTATTATGCAATTATTGGACAGACTCTTAATAGCAAGAGGATCTGATTTTACATTAGATAGTACAACAGATACCCTATCTTCTGGTAGTAATACTATAACTGAACCAACATTGAGTACTAAAATGATTCAATTATATTATGGTACTATTAGAATATATAAAGAATATTTTAATGATGTATCATATAGGTATCAGATAAATAGTGAGAATAGTTCAACAGGTTCCCCTAGCTATTGGGCACATAAAGGGAGTGATATATTTTTTAACATAGATGCTGATGATGATTATACTATTACTCTTTATTATCATCAAAGAACAGCAACATTAACTATGAGTTCTGATATGCCGTATAGTGATTTCTTCAATGAGTATCTCAGAGAAGCACTCATTATAATGGCATCAAAAGCTAAAGACGATAAAATTGTTAATGTTGATATGCAGTTCCATGAAATGTTTAAACAAATTGTTAATAGTACAGTTATTGGTCGTAATCATGTACCCAAGTATTATAATTTAGGATTTTAAAATGGCATATACAATAGATGAAGCAATCATAGAAGTGCGTAGTTTAATTAATGAGCCACTTCCTGCATTTTGGACTGATGCAGAAATAGAGGGTTGGGTTAAAGAATGTGCTATTGATGTTAGTACCAAACTTCTATCTGTTGAAGATGAAGACACTATCACAATGGCTACTGATCAATGGATATACACATCTTCGGATGAGGCATGGTTAGCTGATAATTTAAAAATTAAAGGTTGTTACTATGATGCTGGTAGTGGTGATGTAAAAGGGTTGCAGAGAATAGATATTCAGAAGTTCGGACATACTCAAGTTAGTTCGGGTAATCCCAGAAACTTCTTCGAGAATAACCGTAAGTTTTATGTATGGCCTATACCAACAGCAACAGAAGATGGAAATGATATAAATGTATTTCATGCATATGAAACGGATGATATAGCAAACTTGAGAGATGAGCACCAACCATTAACATTTTTATATGCTGCTGCAAAAGCAAAAGCTAAAGATAGAATGTTTCAAGAGAGTGCTTTATATATGAGTCAATATCTCAATGCAATTAATTTTGAACGACAAGATAAATATGATTTTGGTGTAGATCCATTTAGCACATTTAAACTGAAGTAGGAAATATAGTATGCCAAAAACTGCTGATAAGCAAAAACAAACTAATGTTAAAGCCGATCTCCCTAAAGTTCAGAATGTGGAAGTCAAAGATCAGATGTTTCCATTTGATGGGGCATGGATGCCATCTACTGATCCAATTTTAATTGGGCCTAAGAACTTTCAAGAATTAACTAATATGAGATATGGTGAAAGTGGTATAGAAGGAGTCAATGGCAATATTGATTTCAATGCGACAGCCATATCTGATTATACAAATATAGAAACAGGTATACATTTTAGAACAAATAGAACCGATGATTCTTATATTTTAGCTCATGCTAAAGATGATTCTGGTAATGGCAGAGTATATTACAGTACATCTGCTGTTGGAATTGATGAAGGATTGGGTCATTTCAAAATGGATTTTGATAATGAACCAAATAAAATAGTTGATGATTACAGTCTTGATGCTAAAGAATTTAGTGATTGGACTAATGGATTTAGTACGGACACACAGAACTCTATTATTGCACCCGACGGAACACTAACAGGTGTCAAATTAACAGAAGATGCTACAGCAAGTGAAATACATAAGATTTCCTTTGCACCAACCATTGCTCTCAGTAGTAATACAGATTATACTGTATCATTTTTTATGAAAGCTGGGACTAAAAACAGATTTATGGTTTATTTTTATGATGTTGATGCTAGCGATTATATGCGTATGAGAGTCGATGCTAATACTGGTACTATTACTTCTACATCTGTAAATGGTGGTGTAACAATTTCTGATTCTTCAATAACACCATATCCGAACGATTGGTATCTTGTTACATGTTCTTTTAATACAGGTTCCACATGGAATGCTACTTCTAGTTTTACATTGAGAATGACGGAAACAAATAGTAATTGGATAGATGATTATGATGGTGACGGTTCTTCATATATTTATATATGGGGAGCAAAGATGACACAATCATCTTCATATGAATGTGTTCCTAAAGTTTTACATACAGATGTTAGTACCAATTTAGATGGCAGATTTAGTAATGGCCCATCCGGTGCTGTTGCATATTGTAATCAAGAAGAATCATTAATATGGGAAGGTACTGAAGCAGATATACAAACATTGTTTACTCTGGCAAATGCAGATCCAGATAATGCAGGAGCATATCCAATAGATGAAACCTTTAATTGTTTAAATAGAATTATAGCTGATTATATCACAATGGATACTTCTGATAGAGCAGATCTAATTGTTCTTTCTACAGCCCCACTGCAAGGAATAAAATTATACGTAGATCCGTCTAATCCTAATAGTAATGGTGCGAATACTGATGCATTAGTTGTTAAAGAGTGGAATGGGACAGCTATGGCTGCTGTTACTACTCTGGTTGATGGGACAGCAAAATTAACTACAACTGGTACACTGTCTTTTGATAGTACTGTTAGCACATCTAAACCAAAACATTATCAGGAACGATATTCTTATGCTTATACAATAGGTATGACAGCATCTGCTGGTACTTCTTCTGCTAGAATATATCAAGTTACTCTTGATAAACCGATGCAAGCACCAACAAATATTTGGGATGGTATTTACAGACAACCTATACAAGCCCAACGGTATGACAATGCTAATACAGCATATGAAGATTTCACTGTCCATGTTCATGAACCATCTACTGTTGAATTACCAGTGGGTTTGTTTTTAGGACAGATTACGTCTTCTGATCATTTTATTATAATGTTTGACGAACCTATGGCAGCTATTAAATTTACTATGTTAGGTTCACTGGTCAATATTTTAGATGCCCAATTTGCTGCTGCTGGTGGATTGCAATATTGGAATGGAGAAGCGTATGCTAATTTAACATTTACTGATGAGACATTAGATGCTGCTGGGGATTCGAGTTGTTCCCAAACAGGATTATTCCATTGGACTCCACCTACAGATGAAGAGAAGACAACTCTGTTTGGTACAATAGGGTATGCCTATAAATTTATTACTGATGGTACTTTTACGGGATCAGCAGATGATGATGAAGTTACTGTTGATTTAGTAACAGCGATACCAGCACAGGAAGATATAAAAGTATATAAATTAGCGTCACAATATAAAAACAAATTAATGTTTTGTGGATATGTCGAGGGTAACGAAGGTAATAGAATTGACTTCAGTGTTGATAATAATCCGCACATGTTTAATGGGGCAGACAGTTCCGATAACGGATACCAGAGTATTTTTGTAGGATCTGTTGAAGAGATAACTGCTGCTACTCAGTTATATAATAGATTTGGTTCAAATATTTTAAGCATGTTTGTTATTCTAAAAAATAGTGAGGTATGGTTGATGGTGGGTGATACTCCTATTGACTATAAGTTGTATCCAATATCATTCAGGATCGGATGTCCTGCACCTAAAACATTAACAACAGCAGAAGTTGGTTTTGAAATTGGTGAAGATGTTAAACGTAATGTAGCTATGTGGATTAGTCATCAAGGCCCGGTTATGTTTGATGGAGCTATTGTACATCCAATAAAAGGAATAGAAATATTTTTTGATCCTAATGAAGCGGGTAGTATAAATTTTGATGTTTTTAATAAATCACAATCTTGGTTTGATAGTACAAATAATGAATGGAATGTTTTAATTCCAACTGGCGCATCTACTGATTTAAATAAGTGGTTAGTTTACGATGTTATACGACAACGATGGTTTGAAAAAAATACTAATTTAGGAACAGCAATTACATGTGGTATACATAGTATTGCTACAACTGGTGATCAGTTTATTTATGGCGGTGCTAGTGATGGTAGAATATATGAATTAGAAACTGGCCCGAGCTGGAACGGTTCACCAATTAAATGCACAGTTTTTACTGGTGATTTTTTTCCAACCGGGAGTCAATGGGATGAAACATTAATTAGAAGATTAAAATTAGTAACTAAACGTTTAACTGAAGATGGTGCTACCATTGGTATTTTTTATTATAAAGATACTGCGGGAGATTCTGGTTTAGCTTTTTCATTTGCTGATGTTACAGCAGACATATCCAATACTTCAGTAGCTGGAATTGCTTTTACAGATGTTACCGCAGCTATATCTAATACGGGTAATGCTGGTTTGTCTTTCGCATCTGCACCAGTTAGTGCATTAGATATGTCACTAGTTAATGAGTATGAGAGAGTAGTTAGAGTTACAAAAGATATGAATGAAATAGGGTGGGCACATGCATTTAAATTTGAATTCACATCTTCTGAAAGTAATAAAGGATTTCAACCTTTAATGTGGGGTACACAATCACTGAAAGTTAGAACAGAACAGGGGTAAGTAAACATGGCTAATAATATATATGCAGGTAATGCATTAACTAGTGGCGGAGCAGGATCATTGGATGATATTTCTCATTCCGTATTAACTAGTGGAGATGTAGCTATTATTACTACATCGGCTACAGAACTATTATATTTTTATGTGTTTGATGCCACGAGTGGTGCTGCTGCATCATCTCCAGACGTAATTGCACCAGTGAGTACATCAGGTGATGAACGTTGGCATTTATCTTATACACAATCATTTAGTTCTTTCTTTAGGGATTCTGCCAAAGCAACAAATTTAGATGAATTCTATACAGGACTCGGATTAAAATACGATCATATGTGGATTGGAGCAGGGGCGTGGAATACCAATGAAACAGCAGGAGCTGGTTTTTCTGGTGAAGAGTTCGCAACAAATGATGTTACTATATCTTATTACGGTTTTGATGATACAACACAAGAATATATTGAATTTGATATTGTTATGCCAGCTACATGGGATCGTGGTACAATTAAAGTAAAATTCCATTGGTTGCCAACATCTGCTGCAACTGCTGCTGAAGAAGTTAGATGGGGATTAGAAGGGTACGCATTTACAGATGGTGATGAAATGGATCAGGCTATGGGTACTCCACAAGAAGTTACCGATACTGTCCTTGCTGGAGAAGATGAAGCATTACATATATCTGCTGCAACATCTGCACTAACAATTGGTGGTACACCAACATTGGGCGATACACTCCATTTCAAAGCATACCGAGATCCGGTACATGCTGATGATGATATGGTTGGGGATGCCAATTTGCTTGGTATAACCATTGAGTTTGCAAACACTAACGTTGTGACGGCTTGGTAAATTATGAAACGATACGGATTATACAGTATACATTCCAACAGACACTATAAAAACATTCTCCCGGAAGGACTAATTATTCCATATCAGGGTGGTACATCTGCCCCATCTGGATGGGATTTATATACGGCTGCTAATGATAAATGGATAGTTGGAGCAGGAAGTACTTATGCTGTTGACGAAAATAGTGCTACTAACTCAGATATAGTTTGGACTACGAGTGATGGTGGATTACATACTGGAAGTACATTCTATGGGTTTGCTGATGGTGGATTTGCTGATGTTGGTGCTGTTTCTTCTGCTGCAAAATATGGTGGAACACATACAGTAACAGTTTCTGGTTATGATCCGGGATACGAGCAATTAGTATTTATTAAATCACAATCGGATAATGTTAGATTTCCACAAGATGGAATAGTGTTAGGTGCCCAAGATTTTAGTGGGTTATCAGTTGTCAAAGATAACGCACGACTCTTAAAAGCTGGTGCTACAATAACGAGTGGGGCTGCACAAGTTGCAGATAGTGTAACATCGAGTACGTCAGGAAACCACGACCACAGATCCACTAGTGTAGCTCAGAAAGCTGGAAATGGAAATACATGTTATGATTATATCGCTGCTGGTGGACATGCACATACAATTGGTATTACGTTAACACAACAAACAAAGAGATTTTATTTGTCAGCATGGACAGATGCTGCTGCTTCTTTTAAAGGGACATCTAAAATGATAGCTATGTATGAATCGGTGTCTCCCCCTGCTGGTTGGATGTTGTGTGATGGGACGGGTGGTACTCCTGATTTAAGAGACCATTTCATACAATTGGATTCAGCAGCAAATGATAATCAGAGTGCTGGTGATAATACAGTCAATGGAACCGAGAGTTCAGTTTCCTCGTCGGGTGGTCACGCTCATCAGGGTGGATCAAACTCTGGGTTTCTTAATCGTCAAGCTGTACATCATAGTAATTCAGATGGAGCACACTCTGACCACGTATTTGATGATGATGAAGCATGGTTGCCACCGTATTATGCGTTGGCTTTTATAATGAGGAGTTAAGATGGCAGTTAGAAAACCTGTAATGGATTTAAATAATCCTAGACTACAAGAGCAATTAATGGTTATGGGGCAGCGTAATGCTAATGCTGCTATTCCGGGTATGTCTAGACGAGGAATATATCGTGGATTTGGTGCTAGGACAGGTGCCAATGTATTAGCATCTAAAAGATTTGCTGATTCTTATAATCTTAGAGAAAGAGATATGGCTGAATCACAACGTAGGTTCGGATTAGATTTTGGTCAAAGGTATAAGAGTCATCGTGATGCTAAAAGCGGTGCTAGAATCGGTAAACTCTTAGGACTCGGAGGATTGGCTCTCACTTATAAAGGTAATAGAGAAGCTGCTGCTGGAAGAGCAGAAGAAAGAATGTGGCGTGAGAACATGATGAAGTTTTTAACTACACCAAAAAGAAAAAGAACTGGTGGAATAGTCAATAACAATATTTATAATCGTATGAGTGGAGTTCCTAATATAACATAGTGGAGAATACCAATGGCTTATGGCAATGTTCAGCAAAATAGCAGAGGAAGAAAGAGAAAGAATCCTTATTTATGGATGATTCAAGGACAAGCAGATCAAAGACAAGGGCATCAGAGTGTTGTAGCTAAAATGAATAAAGAACAAGACTTACGTGATCGTGCACAGGATACTTCGAGGTGGAATAGAAACTTCAATTTACAAACACAGCAAGCTGCAACTGCTGCTGACTCTGCACGATTTGCTGCTGGAAGCCAAATGACCGGTATGGGATTAAATGTAGTGGACAAATTTGGTGGTGCCGGAGGGAAGTGGGGTTTAGATTCCTTTGGTGGTCGAGGTGGATTAGGTGCTATTGGTGGTGGAGCTGCTATGGGATACGGATTAGCTAGTATGTTTGGTAGTGGGAGTAAGAAGAATCAGAAATATGGTGCTTTAGCTGGTGGTGCTCTAGGTTGGTTATTAGGATAACGACTATTACAGGAGATAACAATGGCAAACGACGAAATAGGATACACACCTGAACAAGAATCAATGCTCAGAAGGTATAAACAACAGCAAGCTGTTAGAGGTGATTTGTTGTCAGAAGAAGAACAAACTACTTTGGATGAATATGTTCCAGATTCTCCTGTGGGTGAGAGTGAGAGTAGAGCACAACGATACCAAACAGTAGCTGGAGATTATGGACAATATGGTGCAGAAGAAGATAATAGTTATTTACAAGATACTATTGCTGATTCTATAGGTTTGCCGTCCTTTAATTCCAATACTTTGAATATAGAAGGGGAAGGCCCGGAAGGCCCGGATGTGGATGGTGATCAGTTGGGTGAAGCTGCGAGAGAATCCTATGGATATGGTTTTGGTAGTGTATTAGGAGGTACAGCCAAGAGAGGACTTATGGGTATGGGTACTGCTGCTGGACTTGGTGCTCCTATGGGATTTATGGGCAAAGCGTTTATGGGTGGTGCTATGAATCCAATTAGTGCTGCTTTATTAATGAAAAAAATGATTAGCCAAGGTGTTGATGTTAGTGGAATGAGAGCTGATTTGGCTAGATCATTTGAACAGATGGATATAGATCCTTATGGGGAAGAAGCTGCTGATATACTAGAAGGTGCCAAGGGATTTGATGCTGATAAAATAGGTGAAATAACAGAAAAAGATCCTACTTTTGCAACAAAGGATACTGTGGGAATGCTTGGGCCGGGGGGTCGCACACGAGGTTTTAAAAACTCTGTTGCAAGTTTAGCTAATAAGGGTTTAAAATCTGCCCAAAGGGAAGCAAGAGAAATGGATATAGGGCAAACAATGGCATCAGCAAGACAAAAAGGATTTTGGGGTAATCTCACGGATGCATTTTCATATGTTAAGGATGATCCTAAAGCAAAAGACAGAAATAAAGCGCAGATGGAATCATTAGAAGCTAAGGCTTTAGGTATGGATGTACAAGGGATGCGTGATTTCAATGATTATATGGGATCTGGTTTTATGGGGTATGGTAAAAATTGGGGTATTGATGAAGGAGATCCTTCTGGTTTTGATGGTGGTGGATTTGCTGGTGGTGGTATTAGGGGTGGAATAGATAGAGCATCCGCAACCGATTATGGTTTTGATGATGATGATCTCAGTGGTGTTAATGGTGGTTGGGGTGGTCAAGACGGTGATAGCGATACAACTGGATATGGTTAATAGAAGGAGAGTATTATAATGCCTAAAGGTGCAGAATATTATGGCCCGATAAAACAGGGGCTGGGATTCATTAATAAGCAGATGAATGTTAACTCTGATAGAGCTGATGCTAGAGAAGCTCGTGGATTGCAGAGACTATTAACATCTTCTCAGTTGGAAACGGCACAAGAGAATAGAATATTAAACAGGAGAACTGCGGAAAGAGCTGATGACAGTTTAGCTGAAACTATTAAAGCTAATGCCCACAGTCAGAAAATGAGTATAGCTAATCTTAAATTAAATCAATCAGCAAATTGGCGACAAGCTAAAAATTTTGAAGCACAGAAGGGGAAGCGAGATGCAATGATAGCTGATCAGAAACAGATGCATACTCCAGTACCTGCTAATGTTTTTAATTATCTTAATGACACACCTCGTATAAGAGAATTGTTACAGCAACCATATATGGTAAAAGTTGTTGAATCTATTTATGGTGGCACTGGGAATATTAAATTTGATCCAGCAACAGGTAATTTAATAGATGCTCGTACTAAAAAACAAAAAAATATTAGTCCATACAATCATGCTAATAAATACTATGCAGCTTTAGATGGTGCTGTTGTTAGTGCACTAGATCCCCCATCAGTTGTTAGAGGAGATGTTACACAAATCGAATCTGAAATGGGGGAATTGAATACGCAGTTGTCTAATTTAAAAACAGCATCTAAAGGAGTAGACAGGAGTGTTAAAGAGAGTGCAGAGATAAAAGTTAAACTAAATGAATTAAAAGGCAGGCTGGGACGCAGGAAAGCTACTTCTGTCGATGATTATATTGAAATGTATGATGAGCAAAAAGCAAGAATCATTGAGAGATATGCTAAAGCTAAGAGAGATGGTATACGTCCAGAGATAGATAACTATTTTACTCTGAGTATTAATCGTATTACTACGATGCAAGATAGATTG